GCCCGCATAGAAGCACACCCCACCAGGAGGAACCCGGTAAGGAGTGTAAATGCGATCTTACTTGATACGGCGTAGTGCATCGGTGACGTCCTCTCTCAGACATACTTGCCCCGCAGCTTCGGCTTTGCGAGCCACGTCTATTGCAGCCTGAACTGCCTCCCGGGCCTCAGCCTCAGACAGCTCGGCCTCCTCGGCACGACGTTCAGCCTCTTGCACGGCTTCACGGACGACCTCTCTTTGCCTCAACAGCTCTTCGAGCTTGAGCCTTTCGACCCGCAGCTCACACTGCTGGCGACCGTTTCCAGCGGCCCAGGCGTAGAACCAGGCCAGGAGAAGCAGTAACGCCCCCACTCTCACCCCGAAACGAATTAGCTTCGACGACCAGATCGTCGCAAGCCATCCGCCTATAGCTACCATGCTCAACATTAGGCTGTCTTCCCTGACTGGTGATCCTCAAGGCGGGCCATTAGAATGCCGCGACCGAAGTACGCGAGAGCGGCGAGGGCAATAATGGCAAACACCCACCAGTTCTCAGAAGCAAACTCTAAGACCGGTTGAATATAATAGAAGGCGGAGCTCAAAGGCTCAACGTTGTCTGTGATCGTCTCGAGCACCCCGGTCTCTTGAGCGGTTTTGCCTGCCGCCACGACTACGGCGCCGGTGGCAGCCGTATCTTGCAACGTCTTTGCCTTCGACGCAATGCGAGAACGCTCGCTCAGTTCGCTTGCCGAAGTCGTTATGCGTTCCTCCGAGACTACCGCAGCGGCAGCAACAGAGTACAGCTCGTTCTTAGTCTTCGGTCCGACAATGCCGTCCGGTTTGAGACCGCGTTCAGCCTGGAATGCCATGACGTACCGGCGTGTAGCGGGGCCGAAGTCTCCATCCGGCACGACCGGGTAGCCTAGCTCTTTGAGACGCGTCTGTATCTGGCGGACGAGGCTCGAACGATGGTCTCCCAGTCGCACGACGTCGTCGCCTTGAGGGCGCTGTTGGCGTGAGCCCCCATATTTCTTATATGCCTCGGCCATCTTGACGTCGTAACGATTGCGCTTGTACGCCGGTCCGTTGTAACCGCGAGCAAAAGCGGCCCAGCGAAGGTCACGCAACTCGTCGTCCAGGCGAGCAGACTTGATGAAGCCTACCATCGCTCGCACCTGACCAATTACCGTGTGGCAGTCGTGCCACATCTCGAAGACGGTCTTGTACCCGCACATTGCGTAGTTCGAACCCATGACCTGCCCGACGCCCATGCTGATAGACTTGAGGGCTGCTTCCTCGTCGATGGCCATGGCCCGAGTTAGCATCTCGTGACGCTTCTTCATGGAGCGGGAGTTCTTGACGGCTCCCATCTTTGGGTGCGCAAGGCCGGCACGACGTGCCTGGTCACGCTTGCTTTTCGGCAGGTGACGCCAAAAGTGGTGCCCTTCGAAGCGGATCATCACGTATCCGTGTACCAGTCCGTCCTGGATGCCGTCGATCATGTCGACGACTTTGCCTTCCGTGTCGGCTACGGCCAAGAGCGCGGCCGACTCATACCCGTGGCCGACGGCTAGACTGCGTAGCTCCTGTTCGATCTCTTTACTGAACATTGTGGGGAGTCTCCTTTTAGGGTCAAGACGATGGTGCCGATGCTGTCACATAATGCAAGGCTACGCGAACCTCACCTCCAGTGAAGTTCGAGCCGTTCGCGGTCAGTATGACGGGAGTATTGGCGTATACGGCCGTGGGTCCTATAACGCCTACGTTCGTCGAACCGGCTGCGATACCTAGTGAACCTCCGAACTTGTTGAGCTCACCCGTTATGCCGCAGTCAAACGACGTCGCACCCGTGACGGCCGTTACGACGCGTACGGAAGCCGCCTGAATGATCGATCGGTTGGGGAAGCTGATGGTGCTCGTCGTTGATGCACCCGACACGGTGAGCAGCTCGTCGACCACCGTAATGCCCGTACCCGCGCCATTCGCCGTTACAACTTGAGCCGCGAGGTCCGTGACCGCGTTGACCGGGGCCCAGGAGCTGCCGTTCCAGAAGACGAGCAGTTGCTCGTCGACCACCCAAGCAAGGAAGCCCGCCTTCGGAACAATCTTTGTCCAGGCACCGTTCGTGTAGTAAAAGATGTTGAAGTCGCTTCCGACCCACGCGCCCGCGGCACCGGACGCCGCGATGTACCGGTCCCCCTCGCTGGGTGAAGCCGGTGGAGTGGCGAGGTCGCGATCGATGACGGCTAGCTGCACGAGGGCGTCCAGCATGATGATGGCGTCGTTGTGGGTCAAGTGCTTCTGGCTCTGTGCCGCTGACATTAGCGGCAAGAGCAGGTGGTTAGTATCGGCCATTATGTCGTGCTCCTTGTGAAGAACATTCCCTCCAACTCAGGTCCGTAGGCTCCGTACTCGGTGCCGTACTGACTGACGCGTAGGAAGACGTCTGCCTTCGTTGTTCCATGGTCGGCGGTCTGCATGGCTGCAGTATAGGTGAAAGAGGGAGAGGTAAGTACCTCTGTCCGCAACAGGGCCCCGCCAGTGTCGTCATACACTCTGAGGCGGTACTCTTCGCTCTCCTCGTTGAGTGGAACCTCGTTCTGTTCCCAGTCGTCTCCACCTAGACGGGTTCTACGCTTCCAGGAGATTGTCAAGTCATCGTTTGACGTATCAAGCTGCAGTCTCATATCGCAAGGCGAATAGGGCCGGAAGCCTGCGATCGTGCTCCGACGAGTACCCTCTACGAAGCGATCGTCATCGGTCGGTACGGTTATAGGGCCCCAGCGATAAAGCGTGTCGTTCGTTGCCACGTTGCGGCTAACCTTAAGGGCTTCCACTGAGACAGTGTTAATGAAAACGACTCGGGTGTCGACAGGATAAGGGTCTCGCATCACATGTTCGGTGCCGAGCTGCCCGCGTATCAGCCCTGTCAGACGATAAACGCCCGAAGACTGCAGGTCCGCGTTGGCAAACTGCACGACCTCCCACTCGGAGGTAACCGTGTTCTCGATGGCGACGGCGTTTGTGTTGCTCAGTAACAGCTGCTCCTCCGTCAGTGACGAGAGACCGCCGCTCAGCATGTTGACGTAAATCTCACCGTTGCGATCCCAGGCGTTTGTCGGTCCGGTGAAGAGTTGACCGCTTAGAGCGCCCATCGTCGTCCTGTTCGCCACGGTCTGCACGGGCGAAAAGCCTCCGGCTCCATCGCTCTGTAGGACCGCTACGCCGCCCGGCCATGCTCCGTCACTGGCGCCTGCCGCCAGCCTCATAGAGTACGGCAACAGCTCATCCTCAGACACGAGAGGCAGGTTCATGAAACGCAACACCACCTGAGGTGTGAGGTCAGTCACTATCGGCAGCTTGAGGTCGGTCTCGTAGCGGGGAGACGACAGAATGGACAAGTCAAAGCCGACGAACTCCGCACGACGCGCGATGCCGTCGTCGATGTTTGACACCTGGCCAGTGACCGAGCGATTGCCTACTGGCACTCGGACCAAGTCACCCGCGTCGAGGTACATGTAGCTATGAGGCAAAGCGAGCTCGCCCTTTTCACGTGCAGCCCATGCCTTGAACAGCAAAGAGGTCGCGAGCGCGCGAGCCTGGCCGTCGCTCCAGACGAGAGGGAAGTCTACGGCAATTTGGTTTTGACTAGTGCCTGTGCCCTTGTGTCCGTCGATTGAGGCGGCCTGATAGTTGTTGACCTCGTCGAGGTACGAGACGTTTACCCGCTTAGGCAAATCCGTCTCTTGACCGCGTGTCACCGTGACCGGGGCAGTCGCGTCGCCTATCAACACGAGGTCGTCAAGCGGTAGCTCCGTAGACTTCTGGTTGATGTCCATGACGAACTTGATCTTGCCCTCGCTCTCGAAGCCCTTGAACTGGTACGCCGTCGATAAGGCCTCAATGATGTCTCGAGCCGACATGCTCGACGCTATCAGCAGGCCTCGAACCAGAGCTTCTGGCCCGTACAGACCCTCGACGTCTATCTGACTGTCGGCTAGTCCCGCCTCAAGGCATAGCTTCCTAACGAGACGAGGCAGCACGGCTCCATCGATACGACCTGACAACCAGTGCCCTAGCACCCACTGTGCACCGTCAGACCACACGTCGGTCCGTTTAGGATAAGCAGGAAACGGTCTTGCGTCCCAGGTCCAGATGAACATGTTTGCCGGATCGATCATTGCCCCGCCGTTGTCCCTCCAATATGCCAGGCTGACCTCAAGGTAGAGACGCTGTATGAGGTCGTCCCGTTGACCGCTTGAGTGATAAGGGAAGAAGCTCTCGGAGCTCTTAGGATCGTAGAACACGTTTGGTTGGTTCGTCGCCTTGTCGATCGCCGGCGCTCCTAGCTCGGTGAACCACACAGGCTTGCTTGAGGCAGTCCATGAAGTGCTACTGCTCACACGCGCCCCTCCCGGGCGATGATGGTGGGCGTTCTGCCACCAGTTGCGAATGTCCTTCTGGCGATATATCCAGGGCTCGTTCGCAGGATCACCGTCTGTGATCGTCGTCCGCACCTGGTTGTTACGGTCAGCCGTAGAGGCATAGAACCAGTCGTAATACTCTCCCCCCTCAATGTTACTGGCCAGGTAGTCCTTGTCATATATCGAGACAGGGCCGTTGACGGCGTCATAGTCAAGGTGCCCCGCACCGTCTCGCCAGTCCGATATTGGCAGGTAGTTATCGATGCCGATGAAGTCGATGTGAGGCGAAGACCAGAGGGGGTCCATGTTGAATATGACGTCGTTTGTCCCGTCGTTCGGGCGGTGCGAGTGATACTCGGACCAGTCGGCCGCGTAGCTCACCTTCACGTCGCCGGGTAGTATGGCCGATACGTCGGCGGCCAACGTGGCGAGTTGGGTCACGGCCGGATAAGTACCGGCGCCGGGGCTCGAACGCACACTCGTCAGGCCGACGAGCTCCGAGCCAATGACGAACGCGTCGTCTGCCCCCATGAGGTCGTCGAGCAAGTTGGCGTAGTGCAACACCATGGCCCTATAGCCCTCGGTGCGCGTGAACCAGTTGTTGACCTGGGTTGCCGCTGCAGCGGTCTGGTCCGGCGATCCCGCATAGCCCGGGGCCGGGGAGCACGTGATGCGTCCGCGCCAGGGGAACACGGCCTGCCCGTTGGAAGCCGCGTTGTCTGAATACGGATTGGGAAGGCTGTTGCCGGACGGCACGTCCATGAGGATGAACGGGTAGAACATTACCCGCTTACCGAGGTCGTTCTTGATGTGGGACACCAGCTCGCGGACCGTGACGTCTGACGGAGTGCCTCCGAATATGGGATTGCCTTCGGCGTCGTAGCTCACTAGCTCCGCCGTGGATCGGGTGTAGCCCGCAACTGCCCAGTCGGTCGGCTGTACGGACCTGTCCTGTCCCTCTACCTTCGGAATTACACGACACTCTCCGGCGCGGAGGTCCGTACCGAACCAAGAGACAACGACCGAGACCGCGTCAAGGTTCGGCTGTACCTGATCGAGTATGTCTAGCGACACCTCGACGTCAGGCTGGTTGAAGTTGTTGTGCATGTTCTCGGTGATCTTAGACGCGTCACCGGAGTTGTTCGACACGGACCGAGTGTACTTCTGTGTGCCGTAGATGTGCTCCCCGGTCGCGGGGATCAACTGCCAGGCCTCGCCGATGTTAGTCAGGTCGTCAGCCTCGTCAGTCTCTAGCGGTACAACGATCTCTGCCGTGATCTGGGGCATGCGGTTACCGTAGTCGGCCAGGGGGAGGTCCTCGAACACGAGATACGCGACGCCGCGGTAGGCGGGTACCTTGCCCGAGCCCTCAATCGCCTCGATGGTCGGGTCGGGCTGCTGGGTCTCTGAGCCCGGATAGAACTTGAAGCTGAACTTCGAGAGGTCAGTCTCGATGCTGTCAATCCACACACGTCCGAGATGCGCCATAGGGTTGCCGACCGCAAAGGCGACGGCAAACGAGAGGCTATACTCGTACGAGATGGTAGTGGTGGTCTGGGTAGGCCCGCCTCCCTTGCCACCGCTCTCCTGACTGTTGACGACCTCGGTCTCCTTGAACTGGGCAGTCCAGATGACCTGGCCACCGAGGCGGCACCTGCCGAATATGCGAGGAACAACCGCCCCCTCGGTCGACGTCGTCAACGAGAGTTCGGTCAGTCGGGGTCCTGTGTTTGTCGTGGTGGTGCCCGGAGTGAGAGCTCCGATGATGGCGCCGTCTATGAGGCTACCTAGCGCGGAGCCGATTGCTCCGCCGATCGGTCCGCCGATGGCTGTACCCACAGCTCCTAAGACGTATGTGGCCATTCGTGTGTCTCCTTCGGCTCAGTGGCCCGGAAACCTGAATATGCCAGCCACGCGCTTGTCCCAAATACCTACGCTAGTCTCCCGCACGCCAACACCACTATAGGCGTGGACCATGCTCTCGTCTCCAGAGAGGATGGCACAGTGCTTGGCGACGGCGCCGGGGGTGCGACGGAATACCAGCACGGCTCCGGGTTCCCAGTGTTTGTCTCTCGGCCTGACCACGAACCTCTTGTTCTCGGCCATGGCCACCAGTTCGAGGTTCCGGTACGCGGCCTCGAGGAGCGTCTCTCTCTTGGAGTAGTCGCCCCAAGTCTGTGTGTACGGAGGCGGTGCTTCCGGTTCGGCACCGTACAGCTCGCGCCACACTCCGCGAATTAGGCCGAGGCAGTCCGTTCCTGCCGCCTTCACGCTCTCTTGGTGATGGTACGGCGTTCCTATCCAGTCGCGAGCTATTTCTACAGGGGTCATCACTTCGAACTCGATGTCGTGCTAGACCCGGTGTTGCGAGCAGACGGGTCGGGGTTGCGGATGACTGCGTCGGAGCCTGGCATTGCCGGGAAGCCCCTGAAGTTAACGAGGTTGTTGAACTTCGTGGTGCACATGCCTACGGTCTTCTGACAGCCGGCCGTCACGTTGAAGTCCCATCCTGCTTCGATCTCGAAGGCCGGTGCGTTCCATAGCTCGATAGTCACCAATCCCGCGTCCTTGACGTGGGCCTTGACGTCGATCGACGTGCCCGACGCCGGGCCGGACGTCCAGGTGAGTATGCCCTGATCGAACCACTTGCTATCATATGAGGCTATGCCGGTAGCCGAGAACGACCGTGGGGAGTACACGGCCTGTACCTCGCCGGCACCCCGGAACGTTGACGCGGTTAGGTCGATCTTACAAGCCGCGTCGCCGACTATCGCGTCACACGTTCGCTTGAAGGTTCGCGTCTGCGTCTGCCCGAGACGGGTGCTGAGGCCTCGCAGCTCTGCAGAGAACGCCAAGCCGGTCCGTTGCGTCTCTCCCGTGTACCCGGTCTGCTTGAGTATCCTCTGAGACACGTCTGCCCAGTTCACCCAAAAGAGCTCGACAAACGCGTCATCATACTTGCCTGCTGCCAGGTCATCTTCGTTGAGCGTGTCGCTCGACAAGGCGCCGTCGACGTTTAGGTTGTCAACTGCGAGACCCAGACTATGTTGCACCTGAGTGGCCGTGAAGCCCGAGGACGCAAGAAACGTGGTTCCCGCAAACGTGATATCTTCGTCGTGTTCGGTAAAGCCCTGAACGATACCGTCCGTACGAGTCACCCGCCAGCAGTAGCACATGGTTGTTGCTTCGCCGTCCAAGTGGTCTTGAAGAGCTGCAGATAATTTCTTCACTACCTAGCCCCATCATTGCCGTAAACTGTTTGCCCCCAGCCTCCTGTAGAATTATAAGTCCGGTTAGACGTAGTAGCAGTTAGCATGTTCTTTGCCTGAATTGTCGCCCGAGCCTCTCCGGCAACAAAAAGATCATTAGAGGCATTGTTTACAATGTCTGCATTGTCAACATAAGCGTCGGAAAATCCGCCACAATATACTCCGTATCGCAAATTTCGCGAAATTAAAGCTCCTTGCGTCCAGACCTGAGCGCCGTTGAGTTTTAATGCATCTTGACAATGAGATATATACAACTCGGGGCTGCCTAAGGCCCCCGGGGCAAAAAGTTTTCCACCATAACGACCTTCAACCCCAGCCTCATTGAAACCTATGATACCTACTTTCTTAAACTGGCTTGAACCCGAATATCTGTCCCCCGTTTCAGAGCCTAACACAACTCCGTCGGCATTCACGTCTGCCGCTATTAAAAGGTTTTCAAAAGCATGGACCGGAGACACGAGAGCTAAAGCTTGTCCTGTAGGACGCAAACGCGAAGGCCAGTAGCTTTCCCAAGCACTAAGATCGGTAGAATACGTTCCAGTAAGATTAGAAGCAGTAGGCTCAGTGCCAGATACGGGAGCTCCTCTGAAAATAATCTGATTAGAATTAGCTGCGTCAACTACCAAACTTTTATAGATATGGTCTCCGGGCTTAAGATTTATTATGACTATTTTAGACGGTTCAATGCGAGAAGCCGAAACCGCGTACCAAATATCTTGTAGGTTGTTAAAAAGCACTCCGGTCGTGCCTGTTGGGTGTAAGTCAATTATGGAATTATCAGCTATATATGCGTCAACTGACGTATTCAAGGCTGGAGCGGTAAGGGTTTGTTCAGCCATTGCACCAATAGCGTCTGTAGACTCTCCAGAAAAATGCAGAGCGTCCTTCATTGGCATAAGTCTAGTCCGCAAAATTTTATGAATATCAGGTCTTTTGCCTGAAAGCAACTGCTTCGACCATATCTGCTTGTCTGACTTGCCCGCCAGGTTTGCTGTGCCCATTTCAACGTCCATGAACAACGAAAAACCCCGGACAAACCAGGGCTGGTTGTCAATCAGATCGTCGATGATGGCATCTAGTTTTATGTAATATTCGTCAAGGGGCATATTCGAGTCAGACTCCCCTTGCGCAAATAGAATGTGAGCCTTAGTGGCCCCTGCGAGACTAAGTGCGGCCGGTACGTCAGTTGTTAGCGGCGTCCACATGTTTAGCGTCGGAGCCGAGTTTCCCTGCAGAGGTTCGTGCCAGTTGTCAATCGATAAGCCCCCTTGCGCGTTGTCGACCACAATAACTTCGACGCCGTATTTTTCAGCAATACGATGCGCAGTAGTCAGGCCCATGTCCGCAGCGTCTGGCGTGTTAAAAAAGCCATAAGTTGCTTCGACTATCTGATTGTTAGGCTGATCATACACTTTGACTAGGGAGTTGTACGCAGTTATACCTCCCGTTTCCCCCTTACCGACGGCATTCGACTGCCCCATTTTTACAAGAATGACCCGCCAGACCCCATCCGCACAAATTTCCGCAAACCAGGGCATTCCTGAACGGTTTGCAACTAACTCCCATTCAGTGGGCACAAAAGTTGCAGTTGTCGTAAAATTTGGAGAGTCATTTGAAGGAGCATATATATTACCATTATAGCGTACGGTGAAAGCCGGATCATCGACGAGTAAACCTGCCCCGAAATCTACTGGCACTTTGTAAGTTGCATTCTGCCGAAGGTCTTGCAATACTCGCGCTGCATTTTTGACTACATTCCCGCTGCGTGTTGTAACCGTACCGCTGGGCTGCCCGGCGTTTGGTGTGTCTGCGGCGTCGTTGACAATCTTGCCCAGTGTGTTGGCGTCAACGTCAATGTTTTCTAGCCGAGTAGTCAATTGTTCTAATGTTACGGGCATGATAGCACTCCAGGATAGACCACGTTAACTGTGTTGTCGAGTTTGTTAGCCAAATCAATTAGGGCGTTAAGGCCATAAACTGCTGCAATATCTACGGCATATTGTGCCTCGATAGGAACCGGTGCCTCTTGAAGCTTTAGTTCTCGTATCTCTACTGCTGGCACTGAGCCCGCCTCAAAAGCATCAATACTAATCATAAGACTGTCTGCATTAAACCTAACTGGAACGTCAAACTCGTAGCCCGCAGTAATTTTAGCGCCTGCGCTCGGAGGACTGAAGAAAATTATTAAGCCCTTATTTACTGAGTACAAATACTCGTCGGTCTCTGTCCCGTTTAGCGCAACTAATACGCTGTCTTCCACTAGTTTTGTAATCCTACGAGTGTAAAAAGCTGTTTCGGGGCCACCGTAAGTCTTGTAGACTTTGTAGACTGTGTTAGTGCCGTCTCCGGTACCTAGTACCTGATCTATGGCTGAAGGCTGAGCTTTTCCCCGGCTGCTTTTATAATCAAGCCAGTCTTTCCATCTAAAGCCATATAGCTGTCCGAAGCGTGCCTCCCAAAATTCTATTATTGCATGTAAATGTTGTACATTTCTAAGTCCGATGCCTGCATCGTACATACGCTTCGAGTTTGCTTGAGCCGCATTCCTCTTCTCGTGCCCTGACACGAGCTCGACGATGTCGGTCCTACGTGTCGGCCCGCCACTCGAGCCCTTGCTTATGTCGTCCGGGAACCGGACCTCGTGAAAGTCTGTCATCTTATCTCACCCTGTCTCCGCGTGAAGCGATCCGTTGCATGCGAGCAGCGATCTGAGCCTCTGACTGTCGGAAGCCTTGGACGTCCGGCGTCGAGATATTGAATACCACTTGACGAGGACCTCCGCCGCCGTCAGAGGGGTTCTCGCCTGGACGTGTGATGTTCACGCGCTCACCCGGTGACGCTCGGAACTGTACAAGCTGACTGTCAACCCCGCCTCCGCCGCCGACTGTGAAGCCGCCGCCCGTGGCAAAGCCTAGGCCTCCTCCGCCGCCACCGAAGCCTCCTCCTCCAAAACCCCCGCCGAAGCTGCTAGCGAACGACCCTAGGGCGTTCGTCAGGGGCTTGATGATTGCCTGACGTATGGCTATGCGAGCCAGGTCAGCGATGATGCTCTCTGCGAGGGACTTGAAGTCGAGCTTGCCGGTCGTCACGAACTCGACGAGTGCGTCCTCTGCGCCGCGGAAGGCGTTCGTAAGAGCGTCCTCGATCTGGGAGGCCACGTCGTCTATGTCGCGCTGTATCTTGAGCAGTCCGCGCTCGAAGCCGGAAGTGAAGTCCGTCTGGCTCTCGAGGAACTCGATGCGTACGTCTCGAACCGCGTTCTCGTACTCGTCCAGGCTGATCTTGCCTTTGTCGAGCAGTGCGGACAGGGCGTCGAGCTTCTGACCGTAGTCAGTCGCGGGACCACGGATGCCTTCGAGCAGTTCCTTCTGCAGCTTCAACGCGTCGTTCAGCTTCTCAGCGTCTTGAGCGGCTGCGCCGCTAGAGCCTGAAGCCGCCGTCGGAATGTTGATGCCCCCGGGGTTCACGGTCGGGATTGTCGGCGCGACGGCGTCTGCGACTGCTTCACCCCTGCGACGTTCTGCTATCTCACGAGCGCGGTCCAGTACGGCATTTGCCACGTCCCCGATGTAGTCTCGGTTCAACGCGTCGCCGAACGCTCCGGACACTGCTTGTCCTAGCTGAGCCGCGGCTCCAGCAGCGTTGTTCTCGAACTCCTCGAACTGTACGGCGCCTATGTCTACGCCGGGCAGCTCGTTGAGCAGGCCGATCATCTTGTTGATGCCGCTCTCGACCAGGCCGATGGCCCCGTTGAGGGCCTGAATGAATATGTCCTTCAATGCGTCCGGGAAGATGCCCCAAGCGGCGATGACGGCCTGTACGGCTCCGACCCAAAGCCCGATGTACTTGTTGACGACGTCCTTCGCGAACTCGAGGACCTTGCCTAGCACGTCAACGAAGAACTGGAGCAGTTTACCGAGGTATCCGCCCACGCTGTCCACAGTGCCATCCCACGCGTCTTTGAAGAACTCGACGACGGGGCCTAGCGCGTCGGTCACGAAGCTGAAGAGCGCTCGGAAGATGTCGAGCAGTGACACTACACCGTCGCCCGTCACGCTTATCTGGTCGCCGAACAAGACGAGGGCTGTAACCGCGCCGGCTATGAGAGCGACGAGGGCTCCGACCGGGTTGGCGATGAGTGCGACGGTCAGAGCTCGCACGGCGCCGGTGGCGCCCGCGGTTGCTCGGGTGAACGTCTTGCTGGCAGCAGAAGCTAGGGCCTGCGCCGTAGTCGTGGCCCCGAGTGCCTTCTCTAGGGCGACCAACTGGGTCACGGCCGTGATTAGAGCTCCGCCTCGTACGGTCGCGTAGTAGGCAGCCGTAGCCGCTGTCGCGACCTTCAGCAGGTCTATGATGTTCGACAGGTTGTCTGCGAGGAACCTCATGGCAGGCACGAGAGCGTCGGCTATCGCGGAGCCTAGCTCGATGGCCTCTACCTTTATCGCCGCCATGACACGGTTGAGCTGGAAGCCCGGAGAGTTGGCGATCTTGTTGAACGCCTCCTCAGTAGCTCCGCCCTTCTCAGCCATATCCTCTAGGATATTAGCGAAGTCGACGCCCGCTTGACCAGACAGAGCCATGACAGGTATGAGGGCCTCCACGCCACCGAACAGCTGAGCGAGTGCCTCCGTGCTGCCGCCCGTCTTCTGTACGAGCTGCTCGAGGAAGCCCGCCAGGCCGAGGGACTGGAGTGCAGCCGCGTTGAACTCGATGCCTAGGGCGTTCGCGAGGTCGGAAGCCTCCTTGGTCGGTTTGGCCACGGCGGCGAGTACGGCTCGCACGCCCGTGACGGCTTCCGTCGTCTTGATGCCTCCCTTAGTGAGGGCTGAGATTGAAGCGAGCAGTTCATCGAAGGACACGCCGGTCTGAGCGGCTAGTGGAGCGACCTTACCTATGGCACTCGACAGTTCCGCAATCGTCGTCTTGCCGGCCTTCATGGCTACGAACAACGCGTCCGTGACCGCAGTCGCGCCTTCGACGCGAGGCCCGTAGGCATTGAGCACGGAAGTCAAGCCGTCTGCAGCCGTCGCCACGTCCGTCACGCCTCCCACGGCCAGCTTGTTGGCTGCCTCCAGGCGTTCAGTCGCGTCGGCTGCCGAAGAGGCTCCGGCGGAGATTATCTGATATATGGCCTGCACCTGTGCGACGGGCTGTTGCCCGAACGCTGCGGCCTGGTCGAGAGCAGCTCGCTTGAGCCTGTCCATGTCGAACACGGCCGTGTCGACCAAAGTCGAGACCTCGGCCATGGCGTCTTGGAACTGGATGGCTGCGCGTGTGACGCCTATGAGGGCTGCGGACGCCGAGGCTCCGATGGCGAGACGCTTGAGCTCAGACGTGAAGAAGCCTACCGCCTTACCTGACTTGGTGGCGCTAGACCCTACGTCCTCAATGTTACGACGTACCCGGCGAGAGCCTCGCTCGGATACGACTATGTCAATACGTTCGGTCGGCACCTATCAGTCCTCCAATAGGCGGGCCTCCTTGATAGCCTTCACCCCCTCTCGTACGCCTTCTTCGACGAACTCAGCGGGAGCCTGGGCGGAATACCCGTCGTTCAGGCGTTCAATGTAAGGCAGGTTGTTTGTGATGTGTACCTCGCTATTGCGGTCGCCGTCGTAGGCGGCCGAGACCGAGGCTGCTTGGGCGAGAGCGGCTTGCGCGTTCGCCTGTTCTCCGACACCGAGCCCCTCACCTGGAGCGTATGGGTCTATCGTTCCGTTGTACGGTTCGTCGAGCTGAGCGACCCAGTTGGACCGGGCCCGTCCTCTGTCTACCGGGGTAGACATGACGACGGCTTGGTCTACCGCTAGTACGGTCTTGCGGACTATGCGGTCTGAGCCATCGGTGACCTCTACTGCGAGGTCCCCCATCCTCTTACCGAAGTCCGCAAATCCTGCCATGGCTAGTTTTCCTCACGTTCTTGTTCACGTTTGTCTTGTAGGTGGCGTAGGAAAACGTCGTCCATGGCTCTCACCATCTTGACAAGGTACTCGAAGCCGTCGCCGGCGAAGCCTTTTCTCCTTGCGTATGCGTCGATCGCCGTCCAGGGGATCGGACCTGAGGCCCCCATGTCTGAGAGCCCTCGGCACGTGCTCAACTCTGTGAACGCCTCGTAGTACATCTCGAGGCCCGTGTACAGCGACGGAGCGTTAGCTATCGTCTCTGGCAGAGGCCGCCGTCTCTTGATGGCGGCCTCTATGATCTTGCGTTCAGTCGGTCCCTGCGTCAGCGAGTAGCTGAGGACCGCCGTCAGTTTCCCGCGTCGGCTTCAGCCTCGTTGGCGCGGAAGAGCGACACTTTCTGAGCCTGTTCGTAGACGTCCTGAAAGAGGTCTGGCAGCTTCTCGAAGAGGTCAATCACGTTCTCAACAGAGAAGGGGATAGCCTCACCGTTCTTCCCGACCATCTTGCCGTCGCCATGCTTCGTGCTGCCCCAGCCCCTGACCACGGTCTCAGCCACGGTCTCACGAAGCAACTGCTTCGAGCGTTCCTCAGGCATGCGCTCCTCTTGGATGAGGCGACGATAGGGGCGGGTCTTGTCGGCGAGCGCCTTCTTGAACCCTTCGTTCGAACCGCCGGCGCGAGCGACAGTGATGTAGAACGCTCCGTAGTCGAGCTCGATGCCGTCCGCCTCGACAGACTGGTCAGTCTCGAAGAGGGCGAACGGATTGTTCAGCACGTCGGCTGCGGTATCTTTGGTCTTGTCAGTCATGTGTCTAATCCTTGTTTCCCCTAGGGACCCCTAAGCCGATCACATTGCGGCGTTCGGGAGGTAAGTGAAGCTGCCTGCAAGCAGGGTGTGATGCAGCGTCGGGTGTTCCGCTCCCTCCATGGTGAGCGGGATTTTGATCGACTGGTCCTTCTCGACATTCAACCGACCGTCCCCCATAGATACGAGGGGAAGGTCAAACAGCCAACCGGCGTTCGACTTGACGAGCGCGAAGTCCAGAGAGACGTCGTCGTTGTTGCGCACGGCACTCATCGCCGCCACGTCGTCGAAGTAGGCAGTCACTGAGCCGGCGGCCATGAAGTCCCCGGCACTAACGCCGATGGCTCCCAGCTGGCTGATGGCCTTGTTCGGCCGTACGCCGTTGTCGATTGTGATACGCATCTCGGTGAGATACGTGGCCAAAGTCTGAGCAGTGTCCTCGTTCAACAGACGCAGACGTGAGAAGTCTGAGCTCGAGTTGAAGGCCTCTTCCTCGGGGAGGTCAGGGCGTGCGCCTGGCTTCTCTCCGTCGCCGACCGTACGCGTCTCCGCGTCGATGCCGACAAAGCCTAGGTCGACGGTGATTTTGTCAGCCGTGTTGATCGCGATCTCCATGGTGTTGGCGACCGCGCCCTTGACGTACTCGAAGCCCGCTGAGCCGAGTGTGCGCTCAAACTGATAGGAGCGACACTTGATGAGGCTCTCGTCAAACTCGTTCTTGATGACGTGACCGACGAACAGACGGATTGTCTTGCCGGTGCCGGCGTCCGCGACCATTGTCGACGGCTGACGATCGAGCACCAGCTCTCCTGCCGAGACGCTCTTGACCCGGGCGAACCCGTTGTCTGCTGCTGTGTCGAACTTGTTCGCCAGGGCGTCGCCGCCGATGAACAGCCATTCGCCCGGGATGAGCCCCAAGTCAGTGAAGTCGAGTGTGGTGGCAGTGAGCTTCGGGTCCGAGCCGCTGACGTCTACCGCGACGTCGCCAGCCGTAGCCTGAGCTCCTACCTTCGTGATCTTGGCACCAGACGGAGGTGAGGCCTCTGCAGTCAGGCCGGAGACTTGCACAGAAGTGCCGGTCGTACCGGTCACGAGCTTCAAGCCGTTGTTGCCCGAGTTGGTGAAGCCTTCGGCGAACACGAGGTCGTTGGCATCATAGTCAGACGCTGCCGCGCCGACCGTGTAGCCTGTCCCTGAGACTGCAGTCGGCTCGGTGTTGACCTTCTCTCGCCAGTCAGCGAACATGAAGCCTTGCATCAGGTCGTACATGCTCTTCTGAAGGAAGTCGGACTGGAAGCCGGCTGAAGCGTCCAGGTCGACGACGACGCCCTTCTTACGTTGGCGAGACTTGTTGATTGGATTGCGTGCGACCTGGCTTATCTGCGGACCGAACTCCCCGTAGGTGTTCGGTTCCAAAGGGTTCCAGTCGGGGTCTGGTCCGGTCGGCAGGACGCCGATAGAGCCGAGGACTTCCTCAGCATAGCGCAGACCGACCTTGTTGCTGTCGATTGTTGTTCCGGTGCTCATATTGCATCCTCCTTAAGGGGTGTCACTTGACGACGTCATACACGAACTCAGCCGTCACGTTCACTTGGTACCAGTGAGCGTCGGGACCTACCTCTCGGAGGACGGCGTCCCTAAACCATACGCCTTCGGACTGCTCGCCCTCAAACGCATCTTGAGCCACTGTACCCAAACGGTGAGCAAGGGTGAGCCCGCGTTGGCCAACGGGGGCGAATACCTGCACGCTGACCAGGCCGCGCCGCTCGAAGCGTCTGCAGTCTTCCTCCCCTAGCGATCTCTGTGAGCCTGAAGTATGGCGGGTGGTTATGCGTGCCCATGCGCGATCCTTGGAAGTCTCGCTCTTGGGTGTCTCTATTCGCACGTTGGGCCACTCGACCTCGGGTACGTATCCGGCCGTGGCCTCTTCCGCCCGACGGTCCCACTCTTCCTTGAACTTACCGAGCACGATGTCGGTAGCCGTCTCGAAGTCTAAGCTTGCCATTAGCCCTGTCTCCTCATCCATTCGAGAAGCTTCTCTATCTCCTCTACTGACGCGTCACGCTTAAGCGTGTTTGCCCGTAGGCTCATGATCGTCACGTTGCCTGGAACGTATCCCTTGCTGTTGTCTATCCTGTCGAGCGATGCGGCGTTGTGGCTAAACGCAGACGGTTGAGGCTCGTAGTTTAGTTCGGTTCCAAACACAGGACAATGCGTGAGCTTCTCGACGTCTTCGTGTGTGATTGAGAACTCGATACCCTTGTCTCTCGCTCGACAACGAGCACGAATGACCATGTGCTTGATAGGGTTGTTCTTCCGCCATCTCACCTGGTCTTCGTACCTGTTATGTCTTTCGGTCGTCATCCCTTATTCTTTCAAGTACAGGACGTAGAGGACGTCCTCTTCGCCTGGTGCAAGTATCTCTACCTCGAGCACCTCGTGATTGGACAGTCCGTCTACAACCACGTCCCCGACCTTCGGTCGCTCGGTCAGGTCTGCGGCTGCGACGTACGCGAGCTGCTTGGCTTCCGGCACCAGGGCCTTACCGACCGTTGCCGCGAGGGCGAAGGAGTTGAGAGTGTTGTTCTCTGATACGCGATACTCCAGGAAGACCATCGGCTTGAGTTGCACGACGTTCCTGTAACGAGTTGACCCCGGCTTCCAGGGCTTGGAAGGGTCCGGGGGCGTCCCGTCGGACTTGCGTTGTATGGTTGCGTTACGCCCCCGGTTCTTGATCAGCCTCTGGGCTAGGGCGCGAGAGCTTGCGTACTGTGTCGTCATCAGCCTCTCCCCACGATGCCCCCGCCGATGCCGGCAGACCTACGAAGGACTAGCTTGCGGGCAAACAACAGCCTGTCCGCACTGGGATACTCGGGGAGCTGGAACACCTGACCGTCGTAGGCGTACTCCACGCTCTCCTTGATCGGCCCGACGCTCTCGGACTTCGACTTGATCGCTCGACCGGTTGCATCGCGCGTGGGGTCTGACAGCAGGTCGGCTGAGATGGCCCGGAGGGCGTACTCACACGTCGCGTCCTTGACGGCCTGCGGCACTCCCTCGACGTTGTCGCCTCGATCGTCGTAGGCGTGGTCCCGCGGCCACTCCGTTGTCTGGTCCTTGGTGTCCCGACAGCCGACGAAGCGGAAGCGTGTGTCTAGGTAGTCGGTAGCCTTTACGAGGGCTTGCTCGATGGCGGTGTCTTCCGCCGTGAATGTGTTTCCCCTATCCGCGTGATAGGCCTTGAAGTCGGCCACGGCCACGTAAGAGTTCGCCGAAGCTACGGGGGTATCTTGCTGTACGACGAAAGCCATGGCCGTCTCCTATTCGAATGATACCTTGCTGGGGTCTGTGGCGACCACCTTTTGGGTCGTGTTGTAGTTCTTGTCGCTGACCGTGACGGCGATGCCGTTGCTGGCCTTCTCGACGTGTGCGCGACCGCCCTTAGGGATCGTCACTGCAACCTTCTTAGCCGTAGGTTGCCTCGCTCCGCCGGCGTTTCCGCCGGGCTTCGGGCCGCCGCTTCCGCGGCGGCCCTTGAGCATATCGGCTGAGGACATGCGGCCCATTCGTTTACTCCTTTGCGGCCTTGGCGGCATCTCGGTCGAAGTCAGGCGCAGCCTCTTCGATCTCAGCGCGGGTGACAGAACGACCCATCAGCTTCTCGACCTCGTCGACCTGAGGCAGCTTGCGGGAAGTCCAGTGACTGTCGTCCTCAGGGTCGAGCATGTTCAAGGCCTCGGCGACCGTCTCGGGCTTGTCGTTGTCGTCAGCCAGGGGGTCAGGGTCCGCAGGAAGCGTCGGTTCAACGGGCTTCTGCGTGTGCTTTTGTTTTGCCGGTGCTGCGGGCTCGTCGCCTGCTGCGGCCTTCTTTGCGGCCTCAAGCAGCGGCCCTTCAGGATAGGCCTGGTAGCAGCGCTTCAGGTAGTTCCCGATGCTCAACGCTTCCTTGTCGGAGCCGCTGAAGGTGTACACGCCGTCGACGAACTCGAACTGACGCCCCATTTCCTTCTTCTTGGCGCCAAGGGTTACGGTCTTGCCGGCGTACGGCCCGACCAGGTGAAACTTTGTGACTGTATGTGCCATGGATGTCTCCGTTTGGTTTGATGTCCCGGCCGCGCCGGTACTACGAAATTGTCACGGCCCGCCCTGCAAGAGAGCCCTCGCTCCAGAAACGACAACGGGGACCCACCTCTCGATGGGCCCCCGGCGCGGCGAGTTGAGGCTTGAAGCCCCAGGGGAAAGCCGTTAGTTTGTGATGCCGTCCGCGGCAGAGATGCCGAGCTCGGAGAACAGCGCGAGACCGCAGTACCACTTGACGCGGGTGATGGTCTCGTCTTTGGACTGATGAACACCGACGTCCTCGATGACGATACCGGCCTCGTTGCGAGCAGTCAGGCCCGCGAAGCCGTAGCTGCGAGAGCCGTCATCCAGGGTACCCGCGAAGATGGTAGTTTGGCCGGAGCCCGTACCCTTCGTCTGGTCCGTAGGAATGTAGTCGTTGCGGAAGATCGGCACACCGGAGTAAGCGATGATGCGCTTGCCGCTCGGAAGCTCGTACATGTCCTCTGCACCCGTGCCACCGAGCGTGCGAAGCAGCGCCTTGTAGGAACGGATCGTGCGAGAAGGCATGACCATGTAGTCGACTTCGCCGTCCTTGTCGATGACGTTGTCAAGCATCTCGTCCATGACTTCGAAGGAAAGGGCCTGACCGTTCGCCCCGGTGTCGACCATCTGGCCGGCGGGTGTGAGGTTGATGAGACCGTCGAACTCGTTGCCTGAACCGGTGCCTGTGATGAGCATGGACTGGAACTTCCGGCCTGCGGACTTCGCCTTGCTCTCGATCTGGGTCTCTTCCTGGTCCGTCTCGGTAGAGCGGGTAGCCTGGATCAAACCGTTGACTTCAGCGTCGCCGATGATGGTCGTGAGGTCAGCGTTCACCTTGGTGAAGGTCGCAGCGTTCTTTGCCGTGATCGTACCCCCTACGCCGAGGGTCTCGACGTCGCCGAGCACGTTCTCACGGTTGTATGCGAGGGAGTTGCCGTCGATGCCGTCGAAGGGAACCATCTCGAACATTTGGTTCACTGTGATGATGTTTTCGATCACGCCGACGACGAGGTCGTCTTGCGCGAGCTTGGCACTTTCTGCCAGGGTAACTGATGCCATTTTCGTGTCCCTCCTCAGGGTTAAGGCTGTTGATCGGCGTAATGCCCCTGACTTTCTACATGGGTCGGATCACCCTTCCCGGGGGTCCGGCCTCTATCAGCGTCACGCTTCGAGGAGGGCCGAGGTCGTGCTTGGGGCCGACCGAGGTTCTCAGGGGCGACGATCTCTCGTCGCCCCTATGCTTGCTATATATGACGCGGGTCCCCGCGTTGCGGTACCAGCAGTTACTTGGCGCGACGTGCTGCAAGTCCCTTCTTGATACGATCGCGAGCGCTCAGGTCGCCATCCTGACTGCGTGCGGGCTTGGCACGCTGTGACTGACCGGGCTTCGCGCCGGTTCCGGGAGGCGCCTCGCTCTCGAACGCTGCGGAGAAGGTCTGAGAGGCCTTCATCTCTTTGACGAGGTCCGCGATCGTCATGAAGCCACCTTTGCCATCGCCACGATAGTCACCTGCGTCGTCGAGCACCCGCACGACGTAGTCGTCGCCGTCCTCGACCACCCGGGCCTTGCCCATGACGTGCGGGAGCAACAGCTCAGTGCTGCCCTTCGCGTTTGCCAGAGCTGACGTTGCGGCTGCTTGCACCATGTAGCGTGTCAGTGCCGCGTCCTTCTTGGCGTCGCGGTCCTTGTACTCCTGCTCACGACCCGCGAAGGCCTTCTCCATGTCAGCCTTCATCTTGTCGAGGTTGACCTTGTTGCCGTTGGCGGCGGCCTCCTCGAGCTGGGTCTGCAGACCGGCGATGTGCTCCTTGACGGCGTCGACACTGTCGAACTCGCCAATCTGGCCGATGACGCTCTCGGGCGTGATGACTTGCCCCTTGAGCGTCTTAGCCTCCTTGCGGGAAGCAGCTAGGGAACGGTTAAGCCCTGTGACGGCTTCGACCAGGCCCTTCGCCGTGTCGCTGATGCTGTATACCCCGTCGTCGCTTGCGACGTAGGCCCCCCGGAACTGTTCCGGGACCGCGTTGATGTCCTCTACGGACTGGTTGGTTGTGAAGTCGAACTCCATTTGAAAGTCTCCTTAGTGACTGTTTGCTTCAGGATCACCCTTCCGCCGGGGGATCACCCCGCCGTTAGAGCCACTCTGTCTATTCCTCTGTCTCTACTCGTCGCCGAACGCCCTGGCCCAAGCCGCAGGCTCTCGTCTCCTGAGTTCGTCCAGGCCGAACTCACGGCCCGATCCGTCCACGAAGCGATCGAGCGGTAGCTCTCCCTTCCTGAACAGTGTTCCCTTCTTATCACCGAGCACGTCGTCCTGAAAGCCCTTGGACTGACGTCTCAGGAACTGCTCGTATGTCGTCTCGGCTGGCACCCTGCCTATGACGCTGTCAGCCCACTCACGGCGGACTTGTTGTATCGGTACACCCCTCTTACGAGCCTCCGCCCGGAAGTCCACCTCACGCCTGGCGCGGGTACGCGTGTCGACCACGGTGGGTCGTTTTCCTAGCACCCCTACGCCGTCTAGGATGGGAACCATGACGGAGCGGCAGTTCACGTGAGCGGGAGGCCTCGGGCCTCTATCGACAGGAAAGACGCGGCCGTCTCTACCCCGGCAGACTGCCGAAGTTCGACCGTCCAGCGTAGCCGTCCAGCGGAGGCCCTCAATGACGTCTGAGTTCGCCTTCCATACCTCGTTGCGAGCCGCGTTAGAGTAGTGGGTGACGGCCGTGCGCGTGATCGCCTCCGCGTTGCGTCGGGTGATGGACAGCGCGCCGTCCTTGAAGCCGTTCGCCCGGGTGCCTCGCACCCTGCGGACTATCTGGTCGGTCGTCTCTCCCTCTATAACGCCTAGACGGATGGCGGTCTCTACGGCGCGACGGTCTCGTTGCTCCAAGCCTAGGAACCAGTCACGCAGGAAACGCCCCTGGAACGGTCGGGCGTTCACTAAGGCCCTCAGCGTCGAGGCCGGGATGCGAGCGAGCTCGATGGATATGGGTATCGCTTGGGTTAGCACGGCGGCCTCTAGGGCGCCCTCGGCTACGGACATGTCTCGCATGTCCTGCGCGACCTTGGTTGCTAACTCGGCCATGGCCTTTTTACGGAGCTCTCGAACCTCCTTGAGGAGGGCTTCGAGCCGTTCGAGCGTGCGACTGCCGGTCTCGGGTATCGGTCCGTCAGACAACACGCGTAGGCGTCGCTGAATGAGGTCGAGCAGGTCGTCGTCAGCCTGCTTGAGTAGCTTCAGTATCTCGCGTATCTCACGAGACGTGAAGCGTCGCAGACCGATCTGATGACGGATGACGTCGTCGAATAGCTCTTCGTTCGCTGTAGGCACTGTCTAATTCCCCGCGTTTATTCCTATACGACCTCAGGCTCCTTGACCTTGCCCTGCCCCTTGGGGTCCACTGGCGGGTCGTCGTTCGTCTCGTCGCCATCATCGTCCGGAGGCGTCTCGCCGCCGAACAGCCCCATGTCGTCGGTCTCGTCAGACAGGGCGTCCTTGTCGTCGTCCGCGTCGAAGTCGTCGTCCAGGACGCCTCGGCGCTTGAGCTCCTTCAGATACGTCTCGCGGCTGATGTCCCGGCGAGTGCGCGCCTTGTCGAGGGTGTCGAGCTCCTTGCCGTCCGAGGCGTCGACGTCAACGTCTACCTCGAAGGTCACGGCGTAGTTGTCGGCCCCCGCGTCGTTGCGCCCCAGCCAGGCGAGCGTGTAGCTCAACGCTAGCTCGAGTGCGTCCTTGAAGTCCACGCCCATCGCTTGCAGCGGGCTGATGGCCTCCGAGCTGTCGATCGCTCGTCCAGTCGCAGTCACTGAGCCCGGCCGTTTCTTCAGGAACTCCGCGCCATACATGCTCATCTGTTCCTCGAGCTCGGACAGGTCCTTCCAGCCCTGCTCTATGCCTGAGCCTTGAGGCTCGACGTAGTAGAACTTGCCCTGGGCGTCGGGGGTAGAGAGCCACCGCTTGGGTCCAACGACCAGTGGCTCGTCCGTCTCCTCGTCCGTCGCCGGGGCGCCCGCTACCGCGAGCATGGCAAAGCGAGACACCGTCAAAATGGCCCGCTGGTCTGAGGTGGACTGGAAGTGAGAGACGTTGAGGTGGGCGAGGTCTTCGAGCGGCGGGGTGCCCTCGCAGGTGTCCTCGCGGTCCGTGTAGAAGGTGACGAGCGGCACGAAGTCCACTCCGGTCTCTCCATCGTCGATCTTCACCCACTTGGGCCTCTGGCCCTTCTTGGTCTCCTCCATCTCGAAGAGCTCGAAGCGGCCGGGCTCGATGACGCGGATGCGTTCCCTGACGACCTCGGCGTAACCGTCCATCTCAACGGCCGTCTCCCTGATGCGGACGTGCGTATACACCTCGCGACCATCGATGAGGTCCGCGTGAGCGAATATCAGGTTCTCGGGGGCGACTAGCATCCAGAAGGGACGTACGCCCTCACGCTCGTCGTCCTGCTTGGTGCGCGGACGATCCTCGTCCGTCTCCTCCGGACGACTGAAGTCTACCAGCACGTGACACATGGCCTTGGCCAGTCCCGCCTTGAACCACCGACGTGCGAACACGGCTAGGCCGGTGCCGCTGCCGTCGACGTCCTCGACGAAGTTCTTGAGCTCCTCTGCCGCGTCCTCTGAGAGCTGAGGCGGCTCTCGAAACGCCTTGCCCGTTAGCGTGTTCAACGTGAAGCGGGTGTAGTTGAGCAGCGTCGCCCGATCACGTCGCTCCTCGTAGGTCTGCTTGCCCTCGTACTCGTGCTTCGGCAGGTACTCGTCGGAGGCCGCTCGCATGGCACGAGTGCCCCCGAGTAGCGCCTCGATGAGACGCCACTTGGGCAGCATGGCCTCGTAGGCCATCGACGTCGTGGAGACGTCGTCCTTCTTCTTGGTCGTGCTCGTGCCGACCTGCTTCCTCTTGTACGGTCCGCCCTGGGGGCCCCTGTCAGTGTCTTGGCCGTTAGCCATGTGACCCTCCTTCGTTTTCGATCGGTCGGTCTTTGAGCTTCAATCTGTCGGAACGCGGGTTCCCCGCGTACCGCCTCACATGGTGCCGGAGCGTACGCCCTTCTTGGGCTTACGGACACGGTATCGCACCTCGTCCCCGATGTGGTCCTCTGCTTCGGTGTCGACGTCGTCTAGCTTCTTGTCGTCCCTTGGCAGCACCGGGAAGGTCTCAAGGAACGACAGGCACGTGTCGAACACGAACAGCCCCGGCTTCTCACGTACCCCTCCGTCTCCGGGTAGGGCGTTGCTGAGCCTCGTCCGTATCTCCTCCCAGCCCTGTATCCTCGAGCCCGGTGCCTTGTCGGCCTGCTCCCATAGCACACCCTTCTTGCTCATGTTCGACGCGATGGACGGCCCGTCCTCGCTAGTCCATATCGCCGTGTCTGCCGGACCGGGTCGTATGCGCCCCTGCACTCGTCCCGAGTTGAACAGCTCGACCTCTCGCTCCTTGATGCCCGTCGCTACGTCCTCCGCGAGCATGCGGAGGCCGACGTTCGGCTCTCGCTTGTCACAGCCGTACCACTCGTGGATGCGGAACAGGTCTCCCTTGATCGTGTGCAACGTCCGTCCGTCGGGCAGCTCTATGTCCGAGCCGTCTGCCTCAGCCCACCAGCCTACGCTGAAGGGCTTCGACGAGCCCCAGTCGAACGAGCGATCGACACGCCACTGCCGAGGTATCGGGAAGGGCCTGAGGACGTGACGCCTCGGCTCCCAGACGTCGTCGAACATGCCCCCGGCCACGATGTCCCAGCTGCCGTACAGCCAGGCCTTGAGCTCGGCCGCGTTGCGAGCTGCGGCTCGTAGCTTGGAGACGTAGTCGGGGTTCGCGTCCAGGAGTATCTTATTCTCCTTCAACGCACCATGTATGGCAACGCGAGCCGGTTCGACCTGACCGTCCTGGTCGAGGCTGTCACGTATGACCTTGCCCCTACCGCCGGGCAGGCGGTAGCGCCTCTTCACCCAGTTGTGTCCGGCGCCGTACGGGTTACAGGTGGCCCGATACTTCAACGGCGCGTTCGGGTTGGTCGAACGCGAGCAACTCATCATCTTGCGGAAGCAGCCGTCGTCCGGCCAGTTGGTCAGCTCCTCCCAGCCTATCCAGGGGTAAGCGTGACCGTGGTAGTTCCAATAGTCGTCGACCGTCCGCATGTATGAGAGTACGAGCTGCTCGCCGTCCGGGAAGGTCCATGTCTTCTCGGTCTTGTTGTACTCGGCTCCTGGGAAGAACTTCTTGAACCACTTCTGCGTCTTGGCGATGACGTCCTTGAGCTCGGTGTAAGTCCGTCTGAAGAGGATGCCTCGCCAGTCGGCTCCTAGGCCCTGGCCGACGTGCTGAACGAAGTCCATCAACAGCGCATCGGTCTTGCCGGGTCCGCGTGTCCCCTCGTAGAGGACTTCGTATATAGGGCAGCTCAGGAATAAGACCTGCGATCCCGGTTGGGGCTGCCAGGCAACGTCATGCAAGTCGCCCATTGTATACCATAACCTCGCCGACGTGCGTTCTAGTCGTCTTGTCGGTCCCCCCTTCTACAATGTCTAGCTGATACCTCAATGGACCGCTGTTGTTGGCCATGGCCTGGCTCTCGTCCTGGCCGAGCTGGTCGGTCGTCGAGGTGTTCAGGTCGAGCTCCACGACCCCTGTCGTCACCATCTCACCGTCTATGAATACCGCCTTGGACGCGTGAACAGTCAGCTGCGGCGTCGGCGTGCCCTCCGTGGCGTCGAGGCTCAACACCACGGTGCGTTCCTTGTCGTACACACGCAGCTTGGCCTGGTAACCGGTGAGGTCCCAGGCCGTGCCGTCGTCGTTCCGAATGGGCAGGTCCAGGCAGAGAGAGGCCCCTCGCTGGACCGATAGGGTGAATAGTCCTGGTCTCACTGCAGCACTCCCGTGGCCTTGCCACCGTGCTCCACCTCGAGCCGGAAGGCGCGGAGCGTGTCGTCGAACAGCTTGCGTGCCGTCTTGGCGCACTCCTCGGGGTCGAGCTTGTCGTTGTACATCTCGTTCAGGCCCTCAGCCGCTGCGCCGGCAGCGATCTCACAGGCCCGTCTGTTGCGGTCGTCAGCCCCCTGGTCCTTGATCTTGACCGTGCGCAGGAACTGCGGCTTGACGGCCGAGAAGACGGACACGGTCAACAGGTGCGCGGTCTCGTCGCTGATGGTCACCTCGACGAGGCCCTTGTGGCGGTTGTCCTCCTGAGTGCGCAGCTTCCTGTGCACCTCCTTCGGGGGTTGAGGCTTCGACAGCGTCTCGTGAATTGGGTCTACCTTGCTCATCAGTCTTCTCCCGTGCTCGCGCGGTGTTCGGCCTGCTGCTCGACGGCAGCGGCCTCCCAGTCGGCCTCTTTTGCCACGCCGGGGACCACGAGTACGCCGCCCTTGACGTCGTGCTCCATTTTCACGTTCTCACGGTAGGTGTTCGGGCGTCGGGCCTTCAGGAGTATCTCCAGCATGCGCTCCGAGTACTTGACCTTGAAGCCGCACTGCTCGCCGTTGTGGAAGACGGGCTCCTTGACGCCCTTCATGGCCAGGCTCCAGGCCTGACCCTCGAGCATGTCGACGCTGATGTCGATTGCCTCATCCCAGGCCTCAGCGAACAGCTTGTCCGTCTGCCGCAATGCGTACGGGGTGCCTCGGCTCCAACCGGTGGCTCGAGCAGCCATCGCGACGTTGCCCATCTGGGCCAGGTTCTCGACGAACAACGCTCGCTTCCTGTAGGAGGCGCGCTGTGCGGAGGTCAGGTCCGTAGGCTGTTGGGCTAGGAACTCGGCGGAGGTCAGCTCCGCCGCCTCCCTCGTCGCTAGGGCGAGGTCGTCGAGGCGTACGTCTGGGTCGTCGTCTGGGTCGTATAGCGGGTCGTTCTTGTCCATGCCCGCAGGATGCCACGAACGCGGGCCACGTGGGGACCCGCGTTCATGCTGGTGCCTTAGGCGTCCACGAAGACGGCCTTCAGGACGGCCTCACGCTTGGCGTCGACGTCCTCGAAGTCGTCAGCCTCCAGGCCGTGAGCCTCGAGCAGCTCGTCGAGCTCGGCCTCGTCGGCGGCCTCAATGCTCTCACGTGTCAACTCCATCGGCTCGTCGTCTTCAGGCTGACCGCCTCCGACCTCACCGACCATGCCCTCGACGTACTCCTTGGGGCCCACGATGACGACGTGGCCCTGTGACAGGTGGTTCTGTACGGCGGCCATCGCCTTGGCTGAGGAGCAGACGCCCTGTGCGGCCAGCGTGCCCGGTCCCGAGGCTGCCGCCCATGCTACTTCGTCGTCCATGTCACTTTCTCCTATCTTGGTTGCAACGATAGGAGGGTGTCGTCAGTCGCCCCTCAGGCGAGCCGCTATACGCTCTCGGTTGCTGGCCAGGGCCTCGTCCGTCGGTGCCCAGTCGTTGAGCAGACAGGAGGGCACGTCGACGACTAGGGAGTACGGGTCGGTGTGTTGAGGGGAGTAGCCCCTTCGCAGCATCTCGGCTATGAGGGCTAGCTGCCTGTCGAGCAGGTAGCCTAGCTTGTCGTAGAAGAACTTGACGTGTCCGGTGCCGAGGCGATAGGTCGGCGGGATCGTCTCGAGGCGGCCGTCACGGTCGTGCCACGCAACGGCGAGCTTGAACGTGCGGGGGAGCTCGCGGTACTCGGCTACGAGGTGCTCCCGCGTGAGCTCCTCGGGAGGGACGCAGTTGATCCTAGTCATGTGGGGAGTAGAACCCCTCAGACTGTGCGAGGTCCCAAGCTTCGTTCCACAGCGTCACGGTCTCCTCGGACATCCCGTCGTCGCCGAACACCTCTAGCTCGAGACGCTCGAAGGCCTCGTTCATCACCATGTTGGCGTCGCAGTAGTCGTGTGAGGCACAGGTGGCGTCCGATCGCTTGCGGTTCTCGGCGTCTATGGCTCGGAGCTCGTCGGGTTGGAGCGTCTCAGCCATGCAGTCCTTGAACTCGTCGGCGACACGGCGTGTGAGGGAGTTGACAGGCATCGCTCACTCTCCCTCGTTGAACATGAAGTCGGTGACCTCCTTCAGCTTCTCGGCCATGTAGCCGAGGCTGCCGACGTGACCGTAGTTGACTTCGTCAGGGTGCGCCTCGAACATGTTGTCGCTCAGGTCCTGCAGGCGCTTCAGCTGTGCGTCGATCTCAGCCTTCTTGGCGAGGAAGGCGTCGAGGGCTTTATCATTGTTCGTCATTGTCTGTCTCCTTGGTTGTTGGTGCCAATATAGGGGGTAACTGCGGGCGTGTAAACCCCCTATTTGCATTTTTCCCAACTTTTTTCCCCTATTATAGAGAGCGGGAAAAAAGTTGGGAAAAACGCAAATAGGGGGTTTACGGGTACCCCTTATTGCGGCATATAAGGGGTAACAACCACGGAGACAGACACATGTTCGACCCAGTAATTGCCCACGAGGAACTCAGCGACGGCCACAAGAAACTTGTCGGCCTATATCAGGAAGTCCTACTGTCGGAAGACGAGGGCACCCTCGAAGACGACATGTGGTTCCCGAAAGCCGTCAAGGCCGTCGGTGAAGACGCTGACGTCGTCATCTCTGAAGTGTCCGCTCGTTGGCCTCACGGTCAAGTGAGCGAACAACAGATACGTCAACACTGTTCGATCTAAGGAGGCAGTCACATGCACAGCGAACAACACCTCTCGCAACAGGAGTTCGAGTTCCACTGGGAGACTGACTACGGGATGACCTCACGCACGATCGTGAACGGCACCCTGAAGGCAGCGACCGCGGAGCTCAAACGCCTCCATCCTGAAGACCACGGAGCCGACGGCTTCGTCACCCTCGAAGACGGCACTGAGAAGCCGATCAACTGGTAACCCCTCAATCCAACCACGGAGAAGACAGATGACCACAACAGCAGAGCTCCTCGAGCAGCACAACGAGTTCGCAGAGAAGTGGGGCAAGAAGCCCCTGAAGTCCTGGAAGCAGTCGAAGGACGCCCTACGGGAACGCATCGACGCCATGAGGGCGGAAGTCGCAGACGACGTGATCGGAGACGACGAGCCCGAGGCCCCGAAGCCGATCAAGCTCAGGGGCGCGATGATGCCCTCAGTCACCATCGGCGCACTCGTCAAGGAGCTCCTACTCATGGAGGACGGACTGTCCTACGACCTCATCGAGGAGGCCGTCAAGCGTGAGTTCCCTGAGGCGAAGACGACGCGCCGCTCCATCGCCTCAGTGGCCGCAGACCTCCGTCGCAAGGGCGTTGAGGTGCCGATGCGCAAGAAGGGGCGTCCAGCATGAGCTGGTCGTTCGCTATTCGGGCGGGGTTCGTGCTAGGGGCGTTGCCGTGGGTCCTCATCGTCACGTGGAAGGCCCTCGACGCCTGGGCGTCCATGCCGACCGTAGAGGTCAGCCACTCCACCGGTCACTGCGAGCGCGTGATCGAGTACGTCGAACCGAAGAGGGGATACTCATGCGAGAACCTTCCAAACAAGTACGATCACGTCTGGGTGCGCTGAGCCTCGCGCTCCTCCTAGGGGGATGCGCGACGGCATCGTACGACGGGCCGGTGGGCGACGGACGGTACGTCTTCAACGGCCTGTTCGGCGAACAGCCCCACATAGGCCGTGCCATGAACGAGCTCAGCCAGCGCCTCGCCGGCAGGGACGCCCTGTCACACGACGACGTGCGGACCCGAGAGGTCAGGGGCCACGTCGGCCCCGTCTGCCTCGTCGGCCACAGCCTCGGAGCGCTGAGGGCGGTACGGACCGCTCGAGAGGCGCGACGTCCGATCGCGTTCCTCGCGACCGTGGACGCCCCCGAGGACTTCGAGGTCCCGAGCAACGTCCGCGTGCACGTCGACTTCAGGCAGTGGGAACGTGGTGAGCCCTCGTACCCCGAGGGGTCGAGGACGAGGCGCGAGGGACACTACTTCCCCTGGGAGGGCCACCTGTCCGTCGGCAGACACCCCTTCGTCCAGCAGACGATTGAGCGCGCAGTCAGGCGCCACTGTCCCCTCAGCAGTCAGCCCCTCAGTCAGCCAATCGAGCGACCTGTCGAGCGCTGCGTCCAGTGGACACGGATAGGGGGTGTCAAGCCTCTCAATCAGACCCTCCCTTATTGTAACTGAAAAAAAATTGGGAAAAATGCAAATAGGGGGTTTACGGGCTCCCCTTATTGCGGCATATAAGGGGTAACAAACACGGAGACAGACGATGACTAATTTTGAAAAAGCTCAAGCAAATGGCTACCATATCCGCTTTAACGGTTCTTCTACCTGGATGATTATTGACGAGCATGGAGATTGCTTCGGTTACTACAATACTGAACGCAAAGCTCAAAATGCTATGAATAGGATTGGAAAATGTTACGCTTAAAAAAGCGCTCAGACCATTACAAGTGGCTCTCTATCCTCAAGGGGCCACATTTTGCAGAGTATTGCCATTCTCGGTGGCTGCATTCGAAGACGGCTAGTCTATGCAGTGCTAGCCACAACGCCCATTGGGTCGAGCGAATAGCACACCACCGTCGAAAGCATTTGCAGTCAATCAGGCAGCACCAAGCTAATTATAGCTTGGTCTCCCCTTCAGGGAATGAATAGCCTCCTACGCGTGCGCGCACGCGAGGCGTTCGGTCCAGTGCGGCGTCTAATAGCCCC